AATCATGAGGATTCACCATGAACGATCAAGCGATTGAACAGGAAATTCAGGCAAAGGGTTTGACTGCGCCGCGTATCACTCCGGCAGACCTGAAAGCCAACATCGTTGGCGAGTACTTCTTTACTGCTGCTGATGGTGTGCAGGCCGCCTTCCACACACAGGATGAGTTGACGCGGCTCACCGGCGCGCACGGCGAATTGGCGCTGTTGACCTTCTGTGTTTTGGTGCTGCGCAACGGCTTCACCGTCACCGGTGAGAGTGCCTGCGCTAGTCCGGAGAACTTCGACGCCGAGGTGGGTCGCAAGATCGCTCGCCAAAACGCGGAACAGAAGATTTGGCCGCTGATGGGCTACGAGCTGAAGTCGCGACTCCATGGCTAACGTTACCCGACTACGACATGTGCTTCCCATGGGGCAGGACATCAACGCCGCTGTGAATGCGCTCGACAAGGCCATTGCTGATGCCGTGAATGCCGCCAAGGCTGCCGGGCTGCCCCAGGGCCTGATTGTTGGATTGCTCCACTGACACGCCCACGCACAAACCCATCAGATGGTGACCGAATGACGACCATTGCCTACAAGGACGGGATCATCGCCTATGACGGACGCTGCACCGCCGGCGGAACCATTGTCTACGACGACTTCGACAAGATGCGTGAGCGCGATGGGGCTTTCTTCTTCGGTGCTGGTGGCATGTCAGAGATCAATGATCTGATCAAGGCCTACCACGGTGAAGAGATCTCAGGCGACTGTGGGGCTCTTGCCATTGTGTGTAAGAGCGGCGAGTTAAGCCTGATCAGCTATGAAGAAGGCAAGATCGTGGAGAGCTCTGTGCTCCCTGGCAAGGCCTATGCCATCGGCAGCGGTCGGGATCACGCATACACAGCACTCGACATGGGCGCGTCCGCCTATCAGGCCGTAGAGATGGCAGCCAAGCGCGACACCGGGACTGGCGGCAAGATCCGCACGTTCACCGTGAAGGCTGAGCAGCAATAAGGAATTCAACATGGCAGTAAAGCAGCCCGACTGGGAGGCAATCGAGCGCGCCTACCGGGCCGGGTTGCTTTCCCTGCGCGCCATAGCCTCCGAGCATGGCGTTGCGCATAACACGATCATGAAGCGGGCCGACAAGGAAGGCTGGCAGCGAGACCTCACCAGCAAGGTCAGGACCGCCGTAAAGGATAAGGTGACCAGGGCGGTGACCACGGATGGTGACCAGAAGAAGCTGGTCACTGACGCGGAGATCATCGAAGAGGCCTCCGACCAAGCTGCGGCTGTAGTGCTCGCCCATCGATCAGGTCTGGCCCAGTGGCGCGGCATTGCGAACAAGCTCAGTGCGTTCCTGTCCAGCGTCACAGTCTCAGAAGACAACCACGGCGACTTCGCTCGCTCACTAAATGCCGGTGTCGACGCTCAGCTCAAAGTCATCAAGGGCGAGCGCCAGGCATTCAGCCTCGACACGGAAGAGGGCGACAAGACAGTCGATGCCCTGGCCGCTCTGATGGACGATCTATCGAAGGAAGCCTGACATGAAGCCCGAGCACTTGAAGCTGCTCCGGGACAAGCGTTGGCGGCTGAACAATCTCTACTTCATCACCGACAAAGCGGGCAAGAAGGTCCGCTTCCGGATGACGGACGAGCAGATCGAGTACTTCGACGGGCTGCATACCCGAAACATCATCCTGAAGGCTCGGCAGCTCGGCTTTACCACTGAGTGCTGCATCATCCAACTGGACGCGGCGCTGTTCGAGTCGGCCAAGTGTGCGCTGATCGCTCACACCCTGAACGACGCCAAGCGCCTGTTTCGGGAGAAGGTCAAGTACGCCTATGACAACCTGCCGGTCGAGATACGCAAGGCCAACCCGGCGCGCAATGATGCGTCCGGTGAGCTGGTATTCAGCAAGGGCGGCTCGATCTACGTTTCCACGTCTTTCCGGGGCGGCACGCTGCGTTACCTGCACGTGTCTGAGTTCGGGAAGATCTGCGCCAAGTTCCCTCATAAGGCCCGCGAGATCGTCACTGGCGCCTTTGAGGCCGTGGCCACTGACTGCTTTGTAACGATCGAATCGACCGCCGAGGGCAGGGCTGGCTATTTCTTCGAGTACTCACAGAGCGCCGAGAAGCAACAGGCTTCCGGGACGCCTTTGGGGCTGCTGGACTGGAAGTTCTTCTTCTTCGCCTGGTGGAAAAACAAGGAGTACCGGCTCGACCCGACTGGCGTGGTCATCCCGCAGCGCCTGACCGACTATTTCGATGAGTTGGCAGCCAAGCACGGAATCATCACGAACGACGGCCAGCGCGCCTGGTACGCCGCCAAGGAGAAGTCCCTCGGCGACGACATGAAGCGGGAATACCCGTCGCTGCCTGTCGAGGCGTTCCAGCAGTCGGTCGAAGGCGCCTATTACGCCAAACAGTTCGCCAGGCTCTATGCCAACAAGCGCATCGGGATTGTGCCGGACAACAGTCATCTGCCTGTGATGACCTTCTGGGACATCGGCGTCGGCGACTCCACGGCCATCTGGTTCGTGCGTCAGGTCGGCACCGAGTACCACGTCATCGACTACTACGAGAACTCCGGCGAAGGCCTGCGGCACTACATGAAGGTGCTCAAGGACAAGGGCTACACCTACTCCGAGCACTGGGGGCCGCACGACATCGAGAACCGCGAGTTTGGCAGTGACGCCAAGAGCCGCAAGGACATAGCCGCAGAAGGCTATGAGATCGATGGTCAGCGCTATTCCATTCGATTCCAGGTCGTCCCAAGGACAGGGATTGATGACGGCATTGAGTCTGCGCGCGAGATCCTCCCGCTCTGCGTGTTCGATGAGTCCCGGTGCGAGCAAGGCATCAGCCATCTCGAAAACTACCGGAAAGAGTGGGACGAGAATCGCGGCTGCTGGAAAGACAAGCCATTCCATGACGGTACATCGCATGGCTCCGACGCCTTCCGATACTTCGCCGTGGCTAAGACCAAGCGCGTCCGCAAAACAACCATCCGCCCATTTTCCGCATAACTGGACTACGCCATGAGCAATAGCGTTCGCAAGCGCTCCGCCAAAATCGAAGCGATGGCGGACTGTTGGCCCATGATCAAAGCCCTGCTCGGCGGGACTGGAAAGATGCGGGAGGCTGGCACCACCTACCTCCCTCAGTGGCCGAATGAAGATCAAGGCTTCTACAACGCGCGCCTGGGCACAGCGACTCTCTTCCCGGCCTTTGCCCGCACCATTGATGTCCTGTGCGGAAAGCCATTCTCCAGGCCGCTTACCTACGGCGATGACACCCCGAAGACGATCCTCGAGTACTGCGAGGACATCGACTTGCAGGGCCGTAACATGCATTCCTTTGCCGCGAGCATCACGGAAGAGGCGATGGCATACGGCATCTGCGGGATTCTCGTTGATTACCCTCAGGCTGAAGGCATCAGGAATAAGGCTGAAGAGGTTTCGGCAGGTGTCAGGCCGTACTTTGTCCAGATCTGCGCGGACAATCTCCTCGATTACGCCTCAGAGCGAATTCGCGGGGTTGAGACCTTCACAATGCTGCGCTTTCTTGAGGCTGTCACTGAAAAGGTCGACGAGTTCAGCGAGAAGCAGGTTGATCAGGTCCGCGTGCTATACCGGGGCCGATGGGAGACCTATCGCGAGAAACAGAACTCCCTTGGCGACCTTGAATGGCTGTTGCATGAGCAGGGGGTATCAACCCTCGCCAAGATCCCATTCGTGCCGGTCTACGGCAAGCGCCTTGGGTTCATGCAGGCCATGCCGCCTCTGCGCGAGATGGCGTTCATGAACATTGAGCATTGGCAGTCGAAGTCGGACCAGCAGACAATTTTGCACGTAGCTCGCGTCCCTATCCTGTTCGGGGTTGGGTTCGGCGATGACGAGAACATCACGGTCGGGGCAGCTACTGCGGTCACCTCGGACAAGATCGGCGCAACGCTTACCTACGTCGAGCACACCGGCAAAGCGATTGAGTCTGGTCGCGTTTCGATCCTCGATATTGAGGACCGCATGCGCCAGGTGGGTGCCGAGCTGCTTGTCATCAAGCCTGGCAAGATCACCGTGGCGCAGACCCTTTCCGACAACGAGCCCGGTATGTGCGCACTACAGCGCATCGCCCAGGACGTAGAGGACTCGCTCGACCAGGCTATGCAGCTCATGGCTGAGTGGATCGGCGAGAGCGAAGGCGGGCACCTCTCCATTTACAAAGACTTCGGCGCTGCATCGCTTGCCGAAGCCTCTGCTGACCTGTTGCTAGAGATGAACGTTGCCGGTGCCCTGTCCAATGAAACGCTGTTCAGCGAGATTCAGCGGCGCGGAATGGTCAAGGACGGCATTACCTGGCAGCAAGAGGCGGACCGAATCAAGGCTCAGCCTCAAAAACAAGGGGTAACGCTCCCGGGCGTTTGACCGCGAACACCGAATACAGCCCTGGCACTCGCCGGGGCTTTTTTATGGGTGCGATTCCGGATGGATAGCGCCGCGCCGGGCCGGATGGCCTATCAAAGGGTTGGATGACCAGAATGAAACTCAAAATCGACGAAGAAGGCCATGTAGTTGTTGTTGATGGCAAGCCTGTTTATGTAAGCGATGACGGCAAAGATATCGCGTTCGACGCCCAAGGCACCGTAGCGACGATCAGCCGCCTCAATGCTGAGGCAAAGACCAACCGCGAGCGTGCTGAAGGCGCTGAAGGCGCTCTCAAGGCCTTCGAAGGGATCACCGACCCTGCAGAAGCCCGCAAAGCGCTGGAAACGATCAAAAACTTCGACGCCAAAAAGCTGGTGGATGCCGGCGAAGTCGAAAAGGTCCGTGCCGAGGCCATCAAAGCCGTCGAGGAAAAGTACGCACCGATCGTTGCTGAGCGCGATTCGCTGACCGCCGCCCTGGTAACAGAAAAGGTGGGTGGCAGCTTTGATCGCTCCCAGTTCATCGCTGACAAGCTGGCAATCCCCTCTGACTTGGTTCGTGCGCGCTTCGGCGAGCAGTTCAAGGTCGAGGACGGGAAGGTCGTCGCATACGACAAGACCGGCAACAAGCTCTTCAGTCGCAGCAACCCAGGGGAAATCGCCAACTTTGACGAAGCCCTGGAACTTCTCGTCGACAGCTACCCGTACCGCGACCAAATCCTGAAAAGCTCCGGCGCCAGTGGCGGCGGTGCGTCGGGCGGCGCGGCTGCGGGTGGCGCGCAAAAACTCTCCCGCGCCCAGTTTGAAGCACTGCCACCTGCCAAGCAGATGGAGCACGTCAAGGCTGGCGCACCTATTTCTGATTAAAGGAATTCATCCAAATGGCCAACACCCTTACCAGCCTGGTCCCGGACCTCTACGAATCGCTCGATATCGTTTCCCGCGAACTGGCCGGGTTCATCCCGTCCGTTACGCTGGATGCGACCGCTGAGCGAGCCGCACTCAACCAGGCGATCCGCATTCCGATCACACCAGCCCAGGCGGCTGAAAACGTCACTCCAGGCCAACTGCCTCCGGATGACGGTGATCAGACTGTCGGCAACACGCCTTTCAGTATTACCAAGTCCCGGATGGTTCCATTCCGCTGGACCGGTGAAGAGCAGAAGGGCGTCAATACCGGCCCAGGCTACGCCAGTATCCGTCGCGACCAGATCTCGCAGGCGATGCGTACCCTGGTGAACGAAATCGAAGTTGACCTCGGCCAATTGGCCTATGGCGCCTCCCGCGCAACTGGCACTGCCGGTACCACGCCGTTCGCGTCCACTCTCGGTGATACCGCTCAAGTCCGGAAGATCCTTTCCGACAACGGCGCTCCGCTGAGCGACCTGCAGTGCGTGATCGACACCACTTCCGGCGCGGCTCTGCGCACCCTGGCACAGCTGACCAAGGCGAACGAAGCCGGCACCACGAGCCTCCGCGCCCAAGGCACCCTGCTTGAACTGCATGGCTTCACCCTGCGCGAGTCTGCTGGCGTGGCTTATCACGCCCCAGGTACCGGCGCGAGCTATGTCACCAACGGCGCATTGGCTGTTGGCGCAACCGTGATCCCGGTTCAAACCGGCACCGGCACAATCCTGGCAGGTGATGTGCTGACCATCGGCTCCTACAAGTACGTGGTCACTACCGCGCTGTCTGGCGGCAACGTCACTATTGGTGCCCCTGGCCTGCGCGCCGCAGTTAACACCGGCTCTACGGTCACCGTAGCGAGCGCATTCACTGCAAACTTCGCGTTCCCGCGCTCCGCCATTGTCCTTGCCACTCGTACTCCGGCCCTACCGGAAGAAGGCGACATGGCCGACGACCGCATGCTGATCACTGATCCGCGCACCGGCATGAGCTTCGAAGTGGCGATGTACAAGCAATACCGCCGCGTTCGTTACGAGATCTCGGTTGCCTGGGGTTGCGCGAACATCAAACCGGCGCACACCGCCGTTCTGCTGGGTTAATCGCCCTGGCCGCTGGGCGACTGGCGGCCATTCACGGAGAAGATCATGGCTAAAAAATCTGATGGTACCGACGACGGTGTAGCTGAAGTTTCCGCCGACGATATTGCCTACGTGAACATGGTTCGCGATCCGGACGTCTACAGCGCTCCGCACACGGCCCAGGTTCACCCTGACGAAGTGCAAAACTACTACTCCGGCGGCTGGGTTCCGGCGAAAGAGGCCGAGTAAATGCTAACTGATCAGCAATTGGCCGACGTTCGGCGCTTCATTGGCTACCCGATGCTTGGTGACACCATTGCTGACAATAGCCGCGACCTGGCTTACGGCTGGGTCTCGCCAGGCACATGGCAGACGCTTTATCACCGGCTCTCAACCCTGCGCCCGGAAGAAGAAACCCGCATCGTAACGTTTCTGACAACCCTGTCAGGTCTCGAGACGGCGGTAACGGACTCCACCGAGAACCTTGACACCGATCAAGCCGCAGTTTGGGTGCACAACAAGAACGAAGTGTCCGACCGTATGAAGCTTTACAGGCTTTGGCGGCGCGAACTCTGCTCGTTCATTGGTATTGCGCCAGGTCCAAGCCTTGGAAATGGCGGTACACGAATCTCCAGGAGCTGATATGGACGGCACAAAGCTCCAGGCCAAGATTTACAAAGGGTACGGGCAGGCAGCCAAGCGTATCGGTTTCGACTACCAGCAATTTCGCGCCACGAGCGCCAGTAACCCGCTGTCGTCAACCGCTTTGCAGACGCTGCCTGCGTCGTTTACCACGAATTTCAGCTACTCCGCGCCGAACAAGTACGGTCAGGCCACTTGGCTTGGTCTGTTCGACGCGCGCACCTTCGAGGTTGGTGACTTCCTCGTCGGCCGGCAGGGCACGTTCTTCATCGCCGCCATGCAGGACACGCTACCGATCTACTGCGTGCAGACGAATCGCGCTGTGAGTGTGCTGCGCGATCACCAGGATCAAAGCGTTGGCCTTGGCGCCTACTCAAGCGGCACTCGGGCGACCGAGGTAGCACTCATGCAGGGCTGGCCCGCCAGCATCCTGCAGGGCACGAAGGGCGAAACCAACGATGCCAAGCTGCCGCTGGACGTTAAGACGCCATGGTGGCTAATCCTCATGCCCGCCTGGCCTGGCATCGTCCTGCGCACCAGCGATGTAATTCGGTGCGAGCTAGGACGCAAATACATCATTTCTAGCGCTGAACTGACCGATATGGGCTGGCGCATCACCGCAATGCAGGCGCAGGTGTGACGATGGATACAGGAAGCGCGTTTCGCGATCACCTTCAGTCCAGTCCGGCAGCCTGCGCGTTCCGAAAGTCGTGGAATGGCGAGGCCTACATTCGCTACAGCGGCCTTGGCCTGACTATTCACCGCCGGCATGACCCTGAAAGCTATCCCTATGCCTTCAGCTTCGAAGATTTCACCGCTGAAGACTGGGAGTTAGCGTAATGGCGAGCCTTACCGACGTACTGAAGCAGGTCGCGGCCCAGATTGCGGCCATCGTCTACCCGAACGGGACCGGGCAGCCAAGCGTTGCCGGGTTCCCGATCCGGGTTTACCCAGGCTGGCCTGTGCCCGAACAGCTTGAGGTCGACCTGGCCGCAGGGATTGCGCACATCAGCGTTTACCCGCACGGCAAGGATCGAAGCACGACCCGCTACCTGGGTCGCTCATGGATTCCGCTCACAGCGCCGGTCCACACGCTGACCATGACTGTCTCCGGTTCGGTAGTAACCCTCTCCGGCACGATCAGCGCCCAGAACATCATGATCAACCTGAACGGAACCAGCTATGTCTATGCCGTGCAGCAGTCGGACACGCTCACGAGTGCAGCCACTGCGCTTGCGTACCTGATCCCTGGCGCGACTAGCTCGGGACCGGTTATCACGCTCGCAGGGGCTCATGCGGTCCTGGCCAGGGTCGGCGGCTTCGGCACGGCCTACAAGGAAACGAAGCGCCAGGAGCAGTCGGTGCAGGTCATCGTCTGGGCCAACAGCCC